ATGACGTTGGTAAATCCCATTCGTTTCCACTTACATATTGGCAATTACCTATGGTTTTAAATACAGCTAACTGCTCATCTAAATTTTTAATTCGGTCTGCATATTCATTATCATTATCAGGAACTCTTAATTGTTGATTAAGATCATCAAAATAATTTTCAAATATTTCAAGTTGAACCTGAGTTGCTGTTTTATTAAATTCGTCAGGAGTCATGTATCCACGTTGCTCCTTGTTAAGTATTAATAAAACGGTTTTATAAACTGTATCTACATTTATTGCCATTTGTTATTTTTATTATAATATTAAGGCGGTAACCAAAGCCACCGCCTATATATTAATATTACGTATTATTCAAATTTTTTCGCTATCGATTGGTAGATCTCAACGCCCTCATCGGTTTTGAAGAATGCTGCCATAGCGGAATAAGGATTTTCATCAAATGGAACGGTCATTAATTTCTTGCCGTTACTTGCCCATTTAAAATCTCTTTGATCTTGTGATAGTTTGATAATATTTGCTTCACATGCTTTAATCGCAAAATTACGAAGTTGTACATTCTCATCATTAGCCAGTTCTATGAACAAACTAGGATTGCTTCTAGCAAATAGTAACAAATCTCTTTTTATCTCCTTAGAAGTCATCTTAGATGCCTTAGATCCAACCTCAACGCGTATAATTGCTTCAGCTTGATCTATATCCATCCCCATTGCAGCTGTCATTGCTTCAACTTGTAATTCTAAAATATCCAATTCATTTGTCGCTTTTTGAACAGCGCTAAACTCACGATATTTTTTGTTTAACATTGGGTGATACAAAGATAATAATTTTTGTAAGTTTTGTTTTTCTTTTGGCACAGTTAATGTACCGTTTTTAAACATAATATGTCCTAATGTAGCTTCTCCTTTTTGTTCGTCCATAAATGGAGAATTTTGATTAGTTGCATATCTTAATTCTTTTTGTTCTCTAGAGTCTTCGTCAAACCATAATAATGGAAATCTTCTTGAGTGTCTTGAAGATACCGTGTATGTTAATGGACTATGAGGACCTATTAATAGATAAGTTCTATCTTTTACTTCCCAAACATCTTGGGCAATTGCTTTTTCTTTTGACATGATATAATATAATTAATTAATTGTTTTTATTAAAAGTAAAAGTTACCCCTGTAATTACAACAGGGGTAAAATTTACAATGTGTATTCTAATTAGACTACTGAAGTAAACAACACAAAGTTGTTAGCTCCTTGTACACATAAACATCTTTCAGACAAGAAGTTTACCTCCATTGCATCAAGATCAGATGTGTAAGCACCTCCAACAGATCCAGTTACCCATGATTTCATTCTTCTATCGTCAGCTTGTGCAGCTCTATAACGAACGTGTAGGAATGGTCTACGGATATTAGTTCCTAAGATTTGATCGTAAACTGTAGAAGTTCCAGCAGGAACCAAGATACCATCAATACCAGAATTTGCAACAGCTCCACGAGTAGATGCATCATTTAAATATTTCCAATCAGTTTTGTAGAAATCGTAAGAACCTCTTCTGAATCCTGAGAATCCTAAGTTCAAAGCCATTTCTTCAGAGTTTTCAAACAAACCGTAAGCAACACCACCGGCAGCTCCAGAAGATAATGCAGCAAGCATATCATCAAAGTCAAGAGATGTTTCACGGTTTAAGAACAACATGTTTTCTTCAATAGCCCCTTGAGTATCTAAGTTTTTCAAAATTGAATCAAACTCAGTTAAACCTGCAGCAGCCGAGAAGTTATTCAATACGTTACCTCTATCTTGAACAGCAGAGAATAAACCTTGAGTACCTTTTTTACCAGCAGTTGCAGCAGCAGAACCAGTTGTAGCTAATTCACCCTCGACAACAGACATTTCAAGATAATCTTCGAAACGTAATCTTGTTTCAGATTCAGCTTTCAAATACCAGTAGAATCCACCAGCACCGTCTTCAGTAGCAATTTCTACCCATCCTACTTGTGCAGTATCAGAACCATTAACAACATATTTGTTACGGATAATGATTGGAGAGTTAGAGAATTGAGTGAAAGAAGGAGTAATGCTAGTATAGTTATCATTAGCCAAGGTAGAACCTTTTGCATATTCAGAACCATAAACGAAGATTTTTAAGCTATCCATACCATCAGTAAATCCAGCAGCAGCCAAAGTAGCAGCAGTATAAGGAGCAACAGTTAATGCACCTGTAGTAATATTACTAGCAGTAACAATAGCTTTTACCTCTAATCCTGTAGCAGGATTCATAATAACGATAGTTTGGTTGATTGAAATAACGTTCTGTACAAAATCAGCAGGATCAGCAGGAGTTAAATCTACTGGGATAAGCAAAGTATTTGCAGCAGCACTAACAACATCAACGCCAGTGTAAGCAACGTGTAATCTATTTTGTTCTGACCAGATAACTTGATCTGAACTCATTGGCATTTCTGCTCCTACCATACGTAAGAATCCAGAAAGAGTTCTGTTCCCATAACGTTCTACTTCAGCTTCGTAGATTTCAGGTAAATATTGCTGTGCGAAAGATGAAAAATCAGGATTAGTTGGATCCGTGAAATTCAAGTAATTTGTGTTTAAAGCTTGTTGCTTCTGGGACGGAGTAATACTTCCGAACGTAGGCGTTACATTTGCCATAATTGTTTAATTTTTAATGGTTAAATTTTTTTATTTTTAATTTTGTAGAATCTACGCCGTTAATTGCTTTTACTTTTAATCCGTTAATAAAAATCTCACCAGAAGACGTTTGTCTTGGGGCAGTCGTAGTATTATTAGATTTTGCAACAACCTCTTTAATCGCATCGGCTTTGCCCTGCTCGTAAAAATGACTTGCAATAGTATCTATATTTTCAGCGCCATACATAGCTTTGTGGTATCCTTTCAAATCCGTAACTTCACCTTTATCGTTTAAGAACTTCTTAACCAGGTTTGTAATGTTTGATTGTTTATCGGCCACAACTTCTGCATTCTGTACGCCATATCTAAAATTCTTTTCTCCTATCTTGAAATCAAAACCTTTGAAGTCTTGAGAGAAAAAACCTTTAGTGTCGTCTTTAAACTTAGAGTGTTGTGTTTCCACGTATGTTTGTTCTTCATTGTATCGGTTAAAAAAGTCTGTAGCTTTTTGTTGTTCTTTGGTAACACCAGGTCTTAACTTAATTTCCTCGTAATATTTACCTTTAAGATCTTCTAAAAAGTTTTTAGCTTTTGCAACTTCTTCTTTGAATGCGAGTTTCTTTTTTCTGATGTCTCGCTCATCATCTTCGTCTTCGTCATAACTAAATTCATCTTCCATTAAGAAATCAATTTCTTCGGCGTCTAAATGTGGTCTTGACTTTTTATAATATTCTTTTAATAATTTTTCATTGCTAATAGAAGAGTAGTCAGCATTTAATCTAACATAGTCTTCAACTGTTCCGCCAGTCTCTTCCATAAAAGAAACTAATTTTTCAATGTTTTCTGGTAATGGTTTACCAGTTATTTCAGCCTTCTCAATAGCTTTGTTTGTTTCTTCAATTAATGTTTCAGCAGCGGTATTAACTTCTTCCTGAGTTATCTCTTGAATTACAGTAACTATTTCTTCTTGGTTAACTTCATTGGTAACTTGGCCGTTGACGGTGTTTCCTTCGCCCACTTCTTGCAATCCCACTTTGGGCTCTTGATTGACCAACACGCTTTCATTTGTGCTTTGCTCTTGAACGGCATCTGTAACTACTTTAGTTGTTAAATCTACTTTTGAAACTACATTAGGTTTCTCTAACTTTTTCATAGGAGCTTTTCTTTTCTGAAGCTTAAACTCTCCTTCTTGTCTTACTTGTTCTGACATAATATAATAATATAAAATTGGTTAATAAAATTCTTTACATTCCGAATCCTGATAAATCATCATAAGAAGATTCAAAATCCTTAGGCATAGAATTATTTTTTCTTTGGTCTATTAATTCCGATTGTTGCGTGGCTTGTATTTTTGTTCTTTGATCTTTACGATCTTCTGCTTGTGTTTGTTTTTGTTGAGCGATACCTAACTGTACTTGAGCAAGTTGCATATCATACTCAAACTTTTGTGCCATTTTTTGTTTCTCAATTAACAACTCTTGTTGCATTCTTTGTATTTCAAATTGAGATTTGGATTGTAATATTTGAATCTCGGTTTGAGCTAATGCTTGTTGTTTTTGTACTTCTGCTAACGCAGCGGCTTCAGATGCTTGAGCATTTGCTTGCGCTTGTGCTTGTATATTCGCTTGTTGATTAGCTTGCATCTGTTCTTGTTTCTTCTTTCTTTTATATTTTAAAGATTGATTAGCAAGCTTAAGGTTTTTAATTTCTCTTAAGTCAATAGCATCTTCTAAGTCTATACTACCTGTCTGTAAAGACATTTGTATGTTTTGTTCTAATTGTGCTTTCTCTTCGTCTTCTGGTTCTAACTCTAAGAAGATACCAAAGTCATGTAAATTTAAGTTTACAATTTCTTTTAATGTTTCTACATTAGATATAGATATACTTTCAATTAAAGATTGTCTTGTTAAAGGGAAGTTTAAAGAATCACTAATCCTTAAAGATACATTCTCACACACTCTTAATGTTAAGTATAAACTAGCATCTTTAATATGACGAGTTGATGTATTTGAATTTGCAGCAGCCATCTTTTGTAATCCTACTAATGCATCTCTATCTGGAGAACTACCATCTCTTGCTTCGTTTAATCCGGTTACATCGCGAATCATCTGTAAGTAATATTGGTAAGTAGATATTAAAGAACTTATCTTAGCGTTACCTGACGATGTTTGTAATTCTTGAATTGGTACCTTGCCTGGGTTTTGACCACCATCTTGCGACTGTGATCTACCTACAATACTACCGGTTTGGAAATACATATTTAGGGCTTCAGCAGCATTGTAATTTGTACCATTCCCTAAATCAACTTCTGCTAAACCATCTACATCTACAAAAACCCCATCTGGCACCATTCTAGATAGTACTTGTTGTAGTTTTAAATGCGTTAACTGAATCATATCAGCAAATGTAGTAATTCTACTTACTAAAGATTCAATTCTACCTTTGTACATTCTAGGTGCACAAATTGCATAATTCATTTCTACTTTAGTAGTATCAGCATAAGGTCTAGTCATATTCTCTGCTAACTTCCATTCTAGCATTTTTTCAAATCCTAAAATCTTTGCGCCTGAATATAATACCTCAATTGTTCTAGATACTCTTTCAAAGTTATCACTTGTCGGTGGATTAAAAGTATCAGGTTTTTCTAATGCTTTTTCTAATCCTTGTTCTGTTTGTTTAATCTTAAATACTTGGTTTGAATAAGTTTTATATTCAAAGTAAAGCACTTGTACTGTATTATCGTTTTGATCTTGGCCATAATAATTACGAGTGTAATTAGCGTCTCCAGGATACTTTTCTATTTCTTTTAAATCTGCGTCAGATAAATATGGAAATTGTTTTTTTAATTCTTCTAAACTAATAGACTTAACTTCACCAACATAATAAATATCTTCAAAGTTTGGATCTTCTGTATAAGAATAAACTAAATTAGCGGGGTCTACCCAGTCAATTGTAATACCATTTGCTGGATTCCAATTTGTTTTTGCAGCAGCAATGCCTAATACTGTTAAATCATAGTTTAGTCTTTTACTAACCAAATCATATTTATTAGTATCTAGTATTTGATTAATCACTTCCTCTTCCGCAATTTCAATAGATTGTTTATAATCTAATTGTAAATGTATTTCAAGCTCTTCAGTAGTCTCTGGTAATTTGCTTGGATCAAGTGTATTATATAAGTTGGCACCTAGTTTTGATTGGATCTCATCCAATAATTCTTTAGCCATCATGTCTCTTAATATACCAGCTGCGTAATCTGTTTTTTGTTTTGTTGCTTCAGGGTCTTGAGCATAAGCTTTAATCTCATAACTCTTATTACTTAATCCATTAACAACAATATCTACAAATTTAGGTATAATAGGAATAGGCTTCCAATCTAAATTAAGATATGATAAATCACCATTTATAGATAATTCATCTTTATATTTTTGTACAGGTTGCTCACCTCTAGCATAAAGTCTAAGTCTATGAAAGTTTTGCCAGTTAGATCCCCAACGGTTTCCAACTCCACCACCAACACGGTCTCCTCTAAACCATTCGTTTTCAATAGCTCTGCCGACTAAAGCGCCATATTCATAACTTTGTTTTTCTTCATCAGGTACCACCTGGCTAGGGAAAGAGCTATTATTATTTGTATAAATCATCTATTATATTATTTTTGAACTATGACCATCGTTATTATATCTTTTAAATCCTAAAGGAACTGCGTCTTTTTGAAAGTTACTTGTTGGAGTATACATATGTTTATTACACGCCATTATAGCTAATCCTGAACTAATAGAAGCGTCATGCTTTGTTCTATCATTTATATTAAATCTTGCCCAGTCTTCTAATGTTTTTTGAAAATACATATCTCCATGAGAATCAGTATTATAACCTACAAAGTTTTCTATATAGGTTTCTATTGCTGCAGCGTGTGCTTGTATAATATCTTGTCCTGAGTTTGGTATACCCCCAATTTCTTTTTCTGCTGGCGATAATTTGTTCCAAACTTTATCAGGTCTATTCATTGAAAAACCTCTATAGCCTCTTCTCTTAAAATGATACAATAATCTTGCTTTGTTATTCTCTGCTAAAATCGGCATACCATAAAACACACAAGCCATTAGTATCTCTTCAAAAAAGATTTCTGCTGTTTGAGGTCTAGCTATATATTCTAAAAAAAAATGATTAGGCGGTACGTCTTCCATAGAAAATTTAGTTAAACCGTGCAAAGCGCCGTTCGAACCTCTATTATCTACAGTCCCAGATATATCATAACTATCGCAACCAAATGCACCACAGTGTTCATTACCTGGATATTTGTACCCATCTTTTATTATTACGCGGTTTTGCAAATGTTTAGGAGGTACCCAAGATATTAGAAACCTACCATCCTTGTTAGGATAAAAATCTACTCTAGAATCAAGTATACCATTTGCCCATTGAAAACTACCTCTAGTTAGAACGCCTGTATTTCTTAAATCATCATTGTAATCAATCTGTTCGTATATCTTAGTAAGATTGAATAATGATTGTTTTGTTTCATCTCTGAATGCGTGTTGTTCTGTTCTTGGAAACTGTCTGTAGTATTCGTTTAATCCATCTGAATCAGATTTTAAACCATCTACTTCATTTTGCCAATGCTCAATAACCCCACAATCTATTTCATTCCCGTCAACTCCTTTGATTGGTTTTTCTGGCGTATCGAATACAGGTAATCCATAAGTATCAATGAATCCCTCGAACGACCATTCCATAGGTATGAACAAACTATATAATCCTGAGCTAGTCTGCCCATTGCGGTTTCTTTTTTCAACGTCTGAGTCATAATATAATTTTTTATAATTAGATCCTCCTTTGTCTAGTGCATTTGAGGTAGAACCCATCATACACTTACCAACTATTTTACTACCTAATCTTAAACAAGTTTTAGTAACCCTCCAGTTGTTAAGGATATTATCAGGTTTCAACCATTTAGCAGCCTCATCCTGAACTAATATCTTTAGTTTTTCACCATCATAACTATTGTCTCCGGTATTCTTCCAGTCAATAGTTGTGTCTAATCCTGCTAATTCATCCGCAGACTCGCTATTATCTAACTTCCTTCTTGTAAACTTTGAAGCAGGTACTCGATATGCAAGTTCTGTTTTAGGTCTATCCATACCATCTTGGATAGGTTTAAAAAAGAAAGGATAGTTAAGCGATATAGGTACAACCTTATCTGTAAACATTGTCTTAGCATCAGATCCAGTCTTTGATAATATACCAAACCTAGAATCACTAGACATCGTAGCTATGTTAACTAACTCAGCAGACGACATAAATGAAAATCCAGAACGTCTATTCTTTAAATAACACATTCCATAACATCTAGTATCCGCCTTACAAGCTTCCCAGAATATAAAGAACAGTCTATTAGACTCTCTAAAATCTGGTGCGCCTACGTCAATCTTACTCCACTGTAGGTACATATAATGTGTACCAGTTATGTATGTTGGAGTACCATTACTATAAAATGAAAAACCCTCGTCTCTATATTTGAACTCATTGTCTATATAGTCGTAATGCTTCTCTTTAAATGTATCGGGATATTTATTCCAATCAAATACATTCTTTATTTTTTCTAACTCTTTAGGAACCTCTAATTGCTTCCAGTATTGTTGTTCTTTTTTATCAGATATTTTATACGAATTTTCTAATAATGGTAATGCTATCTTTAGATTTTGGATTTCAATAATTTCACCAATCTTTCCAGTTTTACTAATAACAACCACATCATGGTCTTTATTATACCCATATTTCCAATTATTATAACGATTTGTTTTCTTTATGACACCAGGCTTTATATAATCTGGTAGTGCTCTGTAAAGTGTTTGCTCGTACATTATCTAGATCTCCCTTCCGCAAAGCCTTTAAATACTTTTGTATTAGGGTCCTTCTCGCTTTCTTCTAGCATTCTTTCTTCTTCTTCTATTCTATTTAGAATTTCAAAAGCATCGAATATTGCTAGTTTTTTTGTAGCAGCGGCTTGCTTAAGTTTTTCAGGCTCCGGATCCGTGTCTGCGCCTGATAATATACTTTCTTCAGCAACCTTAATTAATTCAAGAACTGCTTTATGCCCCGCGGCCACAATATTCCTCTTCGTCTCCTTTATATCCATATTTAATAACAATATCATTAGATTTCATACAATATAATCTCTGGCCATCTATAATGAATTCATATTCTCCAAAAGGAGTATAACCCACTAAGTCTCCAGGATTGATTTTAAGCTCTTTTAAAGAGTCATTACCATATTTTAATATACCAATAAGTCTACGCTCTTTATCGAGCTTTAAATGGTCTATATTTTTTAATGGTTTAACAAAACATCTATCGCCAAATGATTTCCATTGTGTGTCTGTTTTGTATAAGTAGATTTGATCCGCACTACAGAAGTATAAGTCTTCTTTAAAGTATGCTCTACTATTTTTTTGTTTACCCTTTATATCATAAAATCTTCTAAAGACATTATGATGTATAATTACGGTATCACCTACTTTTATATCTGTTTTATATGCTAATGGTATTGACACAACAATAGCAGTGTTATTTACAGATTTAAAACTTTCTATCTTAGTATTTACTATTAATTCTTTACCATCAATATCAATACTATTTTCATACCTAGACCCCACAGGTTTAACTATGAAATCAAATACTCCGGTCACGTTAATATTCTAGATCGTATTCAACCGCAATACTCATATTAGAATTAAATTTCTTCCACGGCATTACCTCGTTATCTTTTTTAATATATATGTAATATGAGTTATCCTCTTCTTCCAACAGTATATGTGAAATCTCGTGTCCGCCATAAACATTTTGGCCTACAGAATAATGCATTGCCTCATTCTTATAGTCTGTACCGATGCTTATCTTGCGAATAACCGAACTCATTATTCTACTATTGGTGTTTCAATTTCAGTATAAGAACCATCCTCTAAATTAATATTGATTGCACCATATTCTGCCTCTAGTTCTGCTTTAAATTCCTCAATTGATTTATTTAAGTCTGCTAATTGATGTAAGAATCCGTGTTTTTGAGATTCTAATACCCCAATGTTTGATAGAATAGCCGACAAGTCTTTTTGTCCCGCTACGATTTTGCCTAATTGTTCTGTTGTAATCTGTTTTGTAATTTCCATTTTTATTTAATTTAATTGTTTATTTGTTTTTTTATTCCACCGCTTACAGAGTAGGTGGTGGTGGTGGATTAGTATTACCTCCGCCCCAACCTATTCCAATACCTATGCCCCAACCCATTAGTAAAGTGCTACTATGTCAGAGCAGGTTGTATCAATTCCCCCTCCGTCACCACCCCACACAGCGCTTACTATAACAGGGAAAAAAGTGCCGTCTGGAATATTAGTAAAAATAGTATATCCACTTCCTGGATCGCTATCATACAAAGTTGTATTTCCGCCTACTACTCTACAAACTAAAGTCCCTCCGGTCCCAATGTATAAAGCCGCTGAGTTTAAATTGGTAACTAAAGGGGCCTCGTCTGGACCTATTCCAGGTGTAACTGCAGCTGCTATTGTTCCAAAATCTGGTTGATTACCGTATTGTCCCATAATTTATTTTTTAAATATTCTATTGTATATTTTGTTTTTATTTTTTGTTCCAGGTTTAAATTCTAAAACAGTATTCCCTGGAAAACTATAATCTTCCCCTGGGTGCATTTCTTTTTTATTACCTAAATTATCAATACCTAAAACGGGAAATTCAACATCTTTCATTGTGATCTCCCCACTAGGTATTAGATTATAAGGTCTATCTTTGTCAGGACTATTTTTTTTATAACCTGTTGTTGATAGATTTTTCATTTAATATTTTTTCATTTTAGCAGGAGCCTTTGCTTTAGCTTTCATCTGTTTAGTAGGCGATTTCTTTTTAGCAACCTGTTTTTTTAATTGCTTAGTAGCTGGATCATAATAATTTTCATTATAATTCGCTTCGTTTTTGCTAGCAAGTTCCTCTCTAAGATTCCCTCTTTCTGATCTAGCCATTTTTCCCTCCAAGCCTAGATTAGTAGCTGTTTCTCCTGTAGATATTGTTCTTGTTAAGTTTTTAACTCTACTGGCTAATTTTGCATTTCTTGCTTCATTAGCGGCTATTGCTTTTGGAGTACTTGTTCCATAATAATTAGAAGGCGCATATTTTGCAGCAATTTCTTTATTTCCTCTATTTACCCCCTCTTGTATTGCTTTAACTTTACTTTCGTCTGCAACAACTGTTCCTCTAGTTCTTGTAACATTTTCGTTTCCTGCTCCTGGAATAAATCCACGAGAAACTTCAATGCTAGATACTTTAGAAGGTATTTTTTCTATTGTTTTTTCAGATGAAATTGAAGGAGGCGTTCCTGGGGTTGCAGGCGTTGCTGGTTTACCAGGCAATGTAACGTCCGGCGTAGCTGGTTTACCTGGTTTAGCTTTTGTAGGCAAACTTTTTTCCGTGTTAAAACTTTTTCCCCTATATTCAAAAGAACTCTTACCCGCTTTTTTAGCCTCTCCAAACGCTTTGTCAAATTCTGCGCCTCCTCTATCGCCTTTTGTTGCAGGAGTTGCTGGAGTTGCCTCTTTCCCTTTTATAGTTACAGGTGCAGTTCCAGGTGTTCCTGCCTTTCCTTCAGTTCCAGGAGTTGTAGTAGTCTTAGTTTTTTCTTTTACAATTTCCCCCGACTTTAATTTTACTAACTTTTCACCTGTACTAATATTATCTTGTCTAAACGGAGAAGGTAACCCGCTCCCGGTTTTTGCAAAAGGGGATCTCCCTGGATTCATTTTAAATGCCATCTTTTTTATTTTTTATTATTATTTAACTTTTTTATATATTATTGTGCCTTCTCCATCTCCAGTTACAACACACTTTAGAGTATTGTTATCTATAAATGTATAAACATTTTCTGTAACCCAATTATTTGGAATAAATATTGTCCTAATAAAGATAGAAGCATCATTAATTCTTAAAGCAATAACATCTATTTGTTTGCCAGACGTACTACTTATTCCTTGTGTTTGTAATTTATCATCCGCATCTTTCCAAAAAAATAATTCTGCAGACTCTTGATCCGGCTTCCAATATCCTAATAAGTTAGTTATATTTATTTTTTGTTGAGCAAAAACATTAAAACTCAGTAATGCAAATACGGCAATTAAAAATACTTTTTTCATGATTAAATAATATTAGATTTATATAATATTATTATCACGTGCATTTACTGCTTTTTATAAGCTTCCATTTCCCAAGGTAGTTTTTTAGAACCCTCTTTCATAGTTGCTCTGGGATATTTCTTTCCCTTCCACATAACATGAGTATCCGTATAGTCTAAATCACCACGTTTCATTTGATCTATATGGACCTTCTCATGAGATATTGTTTTATTCTTTTGTAATTCTAATGGGGATACATCTTTATTAATTAGGATTGCTCCATTATTTTGCGCCATACCTAATATATTGTTATCCATATCTGTACTATAGATTGGAGTATTATCAATATTATAGGAAGAGCCAACCATTTTAAATGCCATATCTGTTTTTTTAAAAATAATTATATCCCCTATTATTTTTATAGGGGATATAAATTAATCATTATGCTACCGCAATAGCTGTACAAGTAACTCCAGTAGGGAAGTCAACTAATACATTAACTCCTCCAGGCGCAGCAGTAAGAGCTGCATTGATAGCGTCAATTGCATCAGTGCCTGTTGCCCCCGCAATTGTAAGGGTAACGTTTTCTCCCGCTGTGTAAATAATGATAGTAGTTAAAGCCGTAGCAATTACTGAAATAATAACATTTGCATTAACTAGTTTTTCACCTGCAACGTAAGCGGTTGCGCTAGTAACAGGAATTGAAATAAAATTTGCCATTTTTTTTTGTTTTGGTTTTGGTTAGGTATTTATAATATGCTATTTAGCACTTTTTCATTTTAGCAGCAGAAGTCTTCATTTGTTTTGGAGCTGCTTTAGGTTTTCCGTATTCTTTTTTCATTTCAGTTTTCTTTTCTGTAATTTTTTTAGTTGCCATGTCTTTTTTTTTATTATTGTTTTGCTTTTACTCTTTGTATAATAGAACCTCCGGCGCAACTTGGATCATCAAACCTAAGTTTAATACCATCTTTACCAGAACTTAATCCTTTACCTTTTGGTAAACCAGAATCGTCCAATGGCCCATCCCATAGAACATTTGCTCCTACCCCATTTCTATCGGCTGCCTTATCGTGTAGGTTTCTTAAAGGTCTTTGTGTATTCATATCCATTTTGTATTGTTTATGTATTTATAAATTATTTTGTGGCCAATTTGAATCAATATTAGTATCCGTGATTGGCACAGGCCCACCAACAGTTCTATCGTATGAATTTGCAACAGGGTTTCCAAAAGCACTTGTGATTGCGCTTTGTGCTCTAGGAGAGAATGAAACAGGTGCTCCGGAAGGTTTAATTCCCGGTTCAACAGTATTAAGCATAGTTCCAGTGTTTTCTAAAGCTATTGGATCAACAGTTACTGGAGGAGCAGTTGCAACACTCGCTGTAGGAGTACTTAAATTTTGTTTATTAACCTTTGCTTCTATTGATTTTCTAAGCATACCTTGCATTCCAAAGTCACCACTGTTTTGTTGCCATTTATTAAGTATGGTGCTAGTGGCCTTGCTTTGTGGCTGACTAGTATTTGTTCCGCGACTAAGGCCTCTGGTATTATTTATCATCTTGTTTTATCTTTATTAACGTGATTAATTGCTACTTGTAATACTTTATCGGTGTATGTTTTACCTCGCATTATAGTGTTCCTATGATTACTTGTTGGCACATCTTCTGTCCCAAGCATAATACGATACATTCTACTTATTAGTTGTTTACACTTAAATGAAACTTTATATATGTTGTACTTTTGAGTTGTATGGTTATGGTTTCTCCATACCACTATCCAACCCTCTTTTAACAAATTGTTCCAGCGTTTATTGTCCCAACTATATGCGTATGTACCAATCTTATAATCTTGCTTTGTGAAAAACTCCATACAATCGAAGTATATTAGCAACTCCAAATCGGCATCGGTTAGGTTATTGTTTCTGCAAGCCCATCTACGTATTAAACGATAATGTTTTAATAGCCCAAGATCTTTTACATCTTTTGCTTCTAGCCTTCTCATAATACAATTACAACATCTTGTAATTTTATAACCTTGTAATCGTTGCCCTCAAAATCTATTCCGTGTCCAGCACTCTTGTCATAATATATAACATCGCCAACATTTAAGGATTTTATATCTTCACTTATAGAAACTATAACAGCTTCTTTATATCTTATATTTTCTTTATCTTTTTCCGCTAGAATTAAACCACCTTCTGTTTTACTTAATCCCGTTTTCTTTAACGAAATTATAATATTGTTACCTATTGCTTTCATGATACCCTTGTGAATTTAATTAAATAATTTATTATATTATCTTTTTCTGTTGTTTCATACATACCTATTGCCCAGTTACATCTTCGGCAAACTAAGCCTCTTAAATTACCGGTAGTATGGCAATGGTCCTGCGATTTATCTTTATGATTTTTAAAATCATTACCACAACAGTCACAAGTTTTTTTATTTAGCACATAAGCTAAATCTTTATCAGAATATTTGTAATTACTTTTTTTTCCTCTACAAGAGTTACAAGCCGCTCCTCTGTCTGACCTAGGCCGATCGCAATATTTACAAGTCTTCTTGCATTCTTCGCAATACTTATGTCTATTATTAGCTTCAAACGCTATATTACATGTTATACATTTTGCCATAGCTAAGCCCGAAGGTTATTAATCACACAGTCAGTTGACAATATTGTAACAGCTACAGACGATGCATTCCTTAATGCGGATTTAGTAACCAATAACGGATCAATAATTCCTGCCTCAATCATGTTTACATATTCATTCGTAACCACATTCAAACCATATCCTTTAGCTCTAGGAGCTTTTACAGACTCTACTCCTGCGTTTTTTAATATTGTATTATAAGGAGCTTTAATAGCTTTTAACAGTACTTCACCACCTATTGATAACCAAACATGATTTTCAGAAGCGTCTAATAAAGCAATTCCACCTCCAGGAACAATACCTTCTTTAATAGCGGCTTTAGTTGCGCAAATCGCATCTTCAACTCTATCTGCTTTTTCTTTTAGTTCTATATCTGAATTAGCACCTACCTTTACAATAGCTACCTTTGCAGATAACCTAGCTAATCTTTTTTCTAATCTAATAACCTCCCCAGGATTAAGTTTGCCTCCTAGTTGTTCTTTAATTGAATCAATTAACGCTTGAACTTCTTCAGTAACTCCACCAACCTGGATTATAGTTTCAAAATCATCTGTAATACTTTTTAAGCAAGTGCCTAAGTGTTCTGGCTGGATTAAATCCATATCGTCACCTAAGTCTTCGTTTATAATTGTTGCGCCAGTTAATAAAGCAAGATCTGCTAGTGTATCCTTTTTATTAACACCATAAGTTGGTGCATTAATTACATTTACTTTTATATTACCTTTAACTTTATTCATTGCTAAAGCAGATAAAACATTTGTTTCCACATCTGCAATAATCAATAAAGAACGGTTTGCTTTAATTACATATTCTAATACTGATTGTATTTGTCTAATACCTTCAACCGGTGATTCAATAATTAAAACTACAGGATTATCTAACTCTGATGT